CTCTCCAGGTGGGCTTTCCCACCGCAAACAACCAGACCTCGTTAGAGGTCTAGGTTGTCAGGTCCCCGTGGCGACCATACCACGGGGTTGTTCCAAGTACGTAACCACCGATCTCACGACCGGTGATGTTAGACAGACAGGCTTCACGAGGATCAAGAAGATCTCCTGGTCCTCGGGGCTTAATCGACGACTGCACCAAAAGTGCTGCCGCCGGGCCGCGCCTAGAAAATATCCTAGGTTGAAACCTAATTGATGGACACAACCAAGCCTGAAGATCTGGACACCAGCGAACGAACGCCGAGCTTGAAAGCTCGGAGATACATTCGACATGGATGTTCTGATCAAAAGACTCAGTTGCTACACCAAGAAGGTGTTGCTTAACATCTTTAGGAATAAAACCCCTAAGATGCCGAACAACCCTGTCAAGCCACTTATAATCCCAGTCACAAAGATCCACTGCACGGTTAAGTGCAAGTAATCGATTGGAGAAGGAGGCGACTTGTTGTACTGTGGATAGTTCATCACAGTATATGGGTCTAACATATTGTCCTTCGAAGTAGTCTTTTCCGCAAGATTCACGGAAAGGGCCGGACCAGAAACTCTTCTCATCGTTGAATTTGAATCCTAAAAAGTCGCAGCTTTCTCTAAACAAAGAGACAGCTTCAATGGGGATAATAACATCATCTCCAAAGACGCGAATATTTTCGGAGTCAATCCCGAGACGTTGGCAGCAAGCCACCGCCACGGAGGCGAAGATGAGAGTTTCAAGCTCGAAGGTAAAGCCATTACCCATGCTAGAAAATTTGCTGTAGGGAATAACTACCCCATCCAGCAGCATATTCTTGCTACGTAGATTATCGAGATGCGTGAACCATGCATCGGGAATTAGTAATCTAACGACTTCTCTGGCAATAGTATCACTTGCCATTGAAAAATCGATAGTTGCTAATGTATCATCTACGGATCCGAGGTAAGCACCGACCTGATTATCCTCTTGAGAGGACAGATCGATGTTAAACGTTCTTTTCAGACGTTTGCGGATCATACCACCAACACCAAGTTGGAAGTAAAGGTTGAAGTAAGGCTCAATAGCTATAGACCTCTCGGTCTTAGCTGACTTGGGAACAAAACTTACTTTATTATGGTCGGAGATTCGGAGCTCCGGGGCAACCGAGTCAGAGACAAGGTTGAACCGCCCAGCCACGTCCAATGGATGCATTCCGGAAAGGTATGCAAGCCACTTACGGTCGTAGTTGAGTAAAGCTTCCGCGTAGGCAAAGGCCCCTGACGAAACTGTAGGCTCAAGTTCTGCGAGCTTAAAGTATTCCGTCGTATAGGGTCCTGTGACACAGAGTGTCGCGCCGGGTCCGAAGCGTGAATCAACCAACATTTCGTCGGTTGAGAAAGTGCCAAGGCAATGAGCAATAATTCTGCGGGCATGATTTAGAA